CCATCGTAGTACAGCGTCTTGAACTCTTCGTAAGTCACATGGTCACCAACATTGCAGGTCTTTGACACTGCGCTATCAATGAACCGCTGAGCCAGCGCAAGCACCGCCAAATGCTCTTGGGCTGAGATGCTGTTGGCAGTTCTGCCAGATACACCCTGCCTAAAAGCATAGTCCTCTACACGCTCCACTGATGCGCCATCGAACCCTTGAATGGTTCTGTCGTAGTAGAGGCTGAACGGTGGTTCGATACCTGAGCTTACGTTGTCTGCAGTCAGGCTAATCGTACCTGTTGGTGCGATAGAGGTTAGATGACTGTTGCGCATACCTTGCGCCTCAATCTTTTGCTGCAGCCAGTCAGGAAGTGTCTTAATAAACTTACCACTGGTGTACTTATCCCAGTCATATAGGGGGAAGCTGCCCTTCTCTGACGCTAGGTCTGCTGATGTTGAATAGCACTCATCACGCAGTGTGCTCAGCACTGCCTCGACAAAGCCCATGAAATCATCAGAGGCATAAGCCATCCCCATCATCTCGGCAGCATTAGCCAGACCAGTGACACCAAGTCCCATCCTGCGTTTAGCCTTTGCTTCTGCTTCTTGTTCTGGCAGTGGGTAGATAGTTCTATCGATAACATTGTCCATCGCCCTTACCACCACAGCAATATCAGCTTTGAACTGGTCGTAGTCGAATGACTGTTCGTGCATATCGACATATTTGGTCAGATTGAATGACCCCAGCAGACACGCACCATATGGCGGCAGACACTGCTCAGCACATGGATTAGTCGCTTCCAGCGTCTCGCAGTACCACAGATTATTCATCTCGTTCAGACGGTCTAAGAACAAAATTCCTGGTTCTGCCCAGTCCCAAGTGCTGCGCATTACCATGTCCCACAGTGCTACAGGGTCAACCTCTCTGTAGGTTTTGCCCTCAAAGCGTAGGGGGAATGGCTTGCCCTGCTCTAGATGCTCCATAAATTCATCTGTCACACCAATGCTGATGTTGAACCCAGTAAGCTTATCGCTGTTGTTTTTAGCGGTGATGAACTGCTCAATATCTGGATGGTCGATACGTAGCACTCCCATCTGTGCGCCTCTACGATGGCCTGAGCTGGCAATCGTCTGGCATACCGCATCGAAGCTTTGCATGAAGCTAACTGCGCCTGATGCCTTGCTGTCTAGTGATTTGATTAGGTCGCCACGTGGCCTGAGGCGGCTGAAGTCATACCCAATCCCACCGCCCTTTCGCATTGTTTCTGCAGCTTCTGTAGCTTTAGCCATAATGCTTTCGAAGCTATCTTCGATAATGCCCGACACAAAACAGTTATAGGCGGTTGTTTGTCTTGTCGAACCCATCGCATTTTGCACTCGACCAGCTGGCAAGAAGCGTAGGTCACGCAAGACACGCTTAAATTGGTCGAAGTGTTCATCGTTATCTTTCAAGGCATCTGCAATTCGCACTACCTTGCTGTAGAAATCCTCACCAGTCTGGCGGTATTTCTGTGTGTCGATTTCGTCTGCTAGACGAGTAATCATCCCATATTTGGGCATATTATGATTGTATAGCGTGTCCATTATTCAGTTTCTCCTCGGACTATCGGTATAAGAACAAAACCAGAACAGAGTCAAACGAAAAAAAAGGCTAGGGTTGTCCCCCAGCCTCTTCGATTGCCTTGTTGATGTACCATCGAGCCTTCCGCAAATCCTCTTCAGGCTTGGCTTTGGCATCCCAACGCCACAGGTATTTCACCGCTGTTCCAGTGCAATAATAAATGAAATGTTCGCCCAGTGCCGCCTTGATAGCGTCAATACACTCGACCTCATCTGATTGGTTGTAATGTGGTGGTGATTCGACCATGTCCACATCGACTTGGTGCATAATTTCATTCTGGTCTGCCAACCAGCTGCTTAGTTTGGTGTCCAAAGCTTTACCTCTCCTTTCTCTTCATCCCAATCAGACCAACGTAAAATCCGTGCCAGACGTGCCTGTTGAATAGCGTCTTCACGTGTTAGCCCAGCTTTGAGATATGCTTGCTCCACAGCTGCCCATGTCGGTCTGCTGCCTAGTATTTTTTCAGCTGTCTTTATGCCCACGCCCTTAAGACCAGCGTAGCCATCAGTTACATCACCTGTAAGGACTTGAGTGAGGAAGAAGCTGTCTGCATCCTGTTCAGATACTGTCAGATGCTCGTCAGCCATTGGCCGATACAGCTTGGTCGGTATCGTCTTCAAATCTTTATCGTCTGAAACGATGATGACCTTATCTTTATTGATTGGCTTGGTGGCTATAATGCCTAAGCAATCATCCGCTTCAAGCAGTGGCTTAGTGAAGCTGCGATACTCTTGCTGTATCCACTCCTTCATAGCCACGTAGCCTACAGGCTTACGTGTACCTTTTCTGTTGGATTTATAGGTCGGGTCTACGTCCTTGCGGAAGTTGCCTTCGCTGTCCGACAAACAGCACACGTAGTCTTTAACGCCTGTGGCGGTGGTGACATCGTCAATCTGTTTTTGAAACAGATGCTTTGCCTGACCTAAATCAGACCACAAGCTCCAGATATCACTGCCCCAGTCAATTTCAGTCTCAGCGGTCGTGACACATTTGTAGAGGAAGATATCTGCATCAATCGCTAAAAACATCAGCCATCTCCTCCAGAAAGCGCAGTCCCTGAGAGGTTGCCATCCAAACATTGGTAAACTTACCGTCTGCCAATCTGGTGGTTATCAGCCCCTCAGATGCGCATATACCAACCTCAGTGGCCGCAACACGTGCAAACTCACTTTTGGTGGTATATGGCTGCACTCTGGCCTTCTCTACAGTCATGTAGAGCGTCCAAAGCGTCTGCATCTCTTCATCCATTTCCTCAATGGGTATCTGCCCACGTTCTGCCGACTGAGTATTCTGCTTCGATGGGGATTTTGAGCTTGAACGATTGCCCTGCTTTTTCCGCCATTCTGATAGCGAGATTACCGACATGATCTGCATCTCCTTTCACTTGGATTTGAATTTCGTCATGCACAAAGGCGATGATTGTGGCATCTAGCCCCTGCGCTTTAATTTCTTGGTCGACCAGCTGCACCCATTTCTTGGCCACAAGAGCTGCAGCTGACTGCAATAACTGGTTAAGTTGAGCATGACCTCTGACATGGAGCTTGCGTCCATCGAGACCTATGAGGTGACCTCGCTGCTCAACCACTTGTTTGATTTGCCTAAGAAGCGTGGCAAAAGCTGGATTAGCTGCGTAGAACCTGTCTCTAAGCTGCCTACCTTCCTTTGCACCCTTGCCCAGTATCTCACCTAGACGCTTATCTCCTGCCCCATAACAAAGGGCATAAATCATCGTCTTCGCCTGATTTCTGTCGATACCAGCTGCATCAGCGTTTGCCTGATGAACATCGCCTTGAAGAATGACATTGGCATATGCCCCTCCGTCTGGAAGGAAATGCGCCAGCAGCCTTAATTCGATGCCTGAGAGGTCTGCACCAGTAAGCTGATAGCCAGCAGGTACAGTGAATAGCTCACGGCACTGCTTGCCATACACAGCTCTGGTTGCTGGCACTTGCTGGAGGTTGGGGGAAAATGAGCTGCATCGTCCAGATACCGTCCCTAGTGAATTAATATTGTGACGTATCTTCCCATCAGCATCGACCAGTTTTAGCCACGCAGCGTTACCTTCAGCCAGCATACCGATACGCTTCTGTATCAGAAATGACTTTGCTAACTTCTGCGCCTCCGCAAATGGTAATTTTGAGAGGGTAGTATCATCAATTTTGGCATCACCAGAGGGTGTGAAAACATCAGGTTTCCAGTCATATTTCTGGCGCAGACAAAACTCAATATGCTTTCTACTGTTGGGGTTGAAATGAACTTCCTTTTTCTTAACGAAAGGCTCACCTTTCACATAACCTCTGGTCTTATTGTTGACCTTTGGCGTGAATGTTTCTTCAACCGTCCATGATGGAAAGAGCGATTGTAGCTCTAAGTCTAGAGCCGACCTTTCAGACGATAATTCACCATACAGCACAGCAGCCTTGTCTTGGTCGAATGTCCACCCTGACTGGCCAATACGCTCACACAGCTCAGCTATATCATGCTCAAACCTGATAGCCTTTTCTGACCACGTCTCTGGTGCTAACGCTTGCCAGAGAGTGTGGGTAACCTTTACGTCCTGCTCACAGTAATCCTGCATCTCTTGAGACCACTCAGACCAGTCGGTTTCATTAGAGCCAAAGTCGCCCTTATGAACACCGAGCCTGATACCCCATGCCTTCAGTGAGTGTGACCCATGCAGCCTTTTCGGTAGCTCAGGCACAGCTTCACTGAAGTCATCATTTCTCAAGTCAGAACGTATCAGCCGTGACAGAACTAGAGTGTCTGTCAGTGTGATATGCTCTGTATTGAAGTGGGGGTAGAGCTGCTTGATACATGGGATATCAAAGTTAATCCCATTATGGAAAATCAGCTCTTTTGCGGTCTGTAGAAATTGAACGCCTTTTTCGACATCGCCTTTTGCGAAAACCCATGTCTTATCTGGGTTGTCTGCGTCCATCACTGCTAGGCAGTGGATTTTGGTTACTGTGTCTAGCAGTCCATCGGTTTCGATGTCTGCTATCAGCCTCACCTAAAGTCGCCAGACCCAGTCAAACGGTTACGGTCAGCTCTATCGCCCAGCTTTGCGATATTCATGTCGGCAATCTCTTCAAGTGAGTAACCGATATCTTCAGCAAGGTTTGCCAGATACCACAGCACATCACCCAGCTCTAGGGCGATTGCGGCAGTCTTTTCGTGGCCGATAACAGATGCCAAATCTTCATCTTCAGAAAAAGCAACATCTTCATCACGCATCAGCTTTTTGATTTTTTCTGCTACTTCACCTGCTTCACCAGCGAGACCTAGTGTTGGGTAAACTACCGAGCCTCTGTAAAATGCAAAATCGGTAGCGCAAGCCTGATATGCGTCTAAAGTGAGGTCACCCTCAGTATCAATCTCTATCAGGTCATCAAACATATCTGGCTGGTCAAAACCTTCGAAAGCACCCATTTAAGCCTCCTTCGCTAATGAATAGTGGGCATACATATTATCATTTGAGTGTTGCTTTGTGATGATATCCATCCCCATCTCACGCAGCTCACAGATGCGAGCCGACAGGCGATAGCAACCATAATTTTCCAAAGCATAGAGGGGGGTAATGGTCTTCCCTGCCTCTAGGTCGTGTCTAATCATTTCACGTTGCGTCATGTTCCGCTTAGATTTCATTTTCGTCTCCTAAGTAATCGATGTCTGTGAGAGCTGCCCAACTGCAGGGGAAAAGCTCAGCGCAATGGCTATCAATCTTCGCAGCTACATCTGCTGTCTCTGCCTGTGCGTCTTTCCATAATCTCTGGTTAACAACACGAGCAAAGGCAGCGAGACTGCCCGACCAATACCATTCAGTCATCAGGGTTTGGGGTAAGACCATTCTGGCCTGTTCTGGGGCTACACCAAATTCGAGTAGGTGTAGGTAGTGGCTATAAGCAGACACATGAGCCATCTCAATTTCAGAGGTGGCCGCCTTCTGGTCAGCAATCATTCCTGAGCTGCCTTGCTTGGAATTAGTGGGTCTGCCACGCCAATATTCTGGCCAAAACCATTCAGGCTCATCATCGACATATCGTCTCGATACTTCGTTCCATGATAAGCCGACTTGATGCTTAGCCAGTTGCCTTGCGACAAAAATCGGGGCTTTCACCCTGAATTGCACAAAGCAATGGGAAAAAGGCGACCAATGCTCATGTTTCGCCAGATAGCGAATGAGCTTTCGGTCATTCCTTGTCATTTCCGCTGAGTGCTTTGCATATGAGACACGAGCTGCGTTAACAACCGTCAAATCGTCTCCCATATGGTCAAGCAGGTGGACTGTCGGGTTCTGATGGTACTTCGCCATTTTCATCTCCTTCTGTGGTTTCGTACATAGGTGGAACAGTACTTTCTGCGTCTTCCAGCAGATGCGACAATTCCTCTTCCATCAGCCGCCCTGTCTCACGGTCATAGACCAATGTTCCAGCTGCGCCTGTCTGTCCTGTAAATCGGTTTTTGAGGATGCGGATGTGTCTGATATCGCTGTCTGGCTCATCAGGGTCTACCTGAAGGCCAATACAAGCATCAGATAGCTGAGCGATAGCATGGCTGCCCCTCAGCTGACTTAGACTGACGGCTGCGCCATCTTCATGACCCCTACCGTCTGGCCTTCTAAGGTGTGAGACCATGAGCATACCGATATCAAGCTCCTGAACGAGTGTTCTGAACTTGGTACACGCTGCATCAAGGTTGCGTCTTTCATCGCCTTCATTTGCGCTTACAAGAATACTGATGTGGTCTAGCAGCACAAAATCTACATCCAGAGCACGAGCCATATACTGGATGCGTTGGCAAATCAGGTCGATATCGTTAGAGCCAAAGCTGTCAAACAGATAGCATTTGCGGTCATTGAACAGGTCATCAAACCCATCCAGAACCTCATCATCAGATGCAAGCTCTCTGTCTACCAGTAGGTTCTTATTGAGGTGGATGCCGACCAGACCGAGTAATGAGCGTTTGTTGCTCTCCTCTAGCGCAATCATTCCCACTTTCTGGTCGGACATCAAAAGATGGTGAACAACCTCTTTGCAGAAGGTCGATTTGCCTGTGCCTGAACCTGCACAGATAGTCACCAACTCCTGCTTGCGCAAACCACGCAAAACCTCATTCAACATCGAATAAGGCCATGTGATTGCACTTGCAGCCTCATCAACAGTAATGATGCTCCGATAGTCATTGGCCGATTTGATTCCGTCAGGCCGAAATTCTCTTGCCTGAAAAACCGCCTGAACCAGCTCTGCTCGCTTGCCTTGAACGATAGCTTCGTTGGCATCTTTGGCTGGAAGGGTAGCAATCTTAGCCTTACCTACTGGCAACACTTCAGCAACAGCCTGAGCTGCCGCCTGTCCTACCTCATCCATATCAAAACAGAGCACGACCTCATCAAAATTGTTGATATAGTCGAAGTTCTGCTTCACAGCACGTACTGCGCCAGCCGCCCCATTCGGGATGCTGCAGACAGCAAACTTATGCTGAAAGCACGAGCTGAGGCTAATCGCATCAAGCTCGCCTTCTGTGAGACAAAGCTTTTTACCTTTGCTCCATAGGTGACTGCCGAAAAGGGTCGCAGATTTGGTGTCACCAATGAATGAAAAGGATTTATCTTTGCCTCTGACTTTCTGGGCTACTGGTCGGCCTTGCGTGTCTCTATAGACAGCAATCTGCACCAGTTCACCGCTGTTATTTTGCCCTACAAGGTACGAAAATTTGGCGCAGTCTTCCTGCGTTAATCCTCTAGCTGTAATCGCTTTTGCTTCGCCCTGTAATAGCGTTTTTTGTTTCGGGTTATTCTCGTTCTGTGCTTCACCCTGTTCTTTGACATCTCCCTCGCTATCGGATTGATGTGTTTCGCAGGAGAAGCAATACGTATGTCCATCATCGTAAAGTCCATTTGCGTCACTACTTCCGCATACATTGCACGGAATGTGTTTTATGAAATTTGCCTTGATATCAGGCACGGAAATCTGCATCTGCTTCTCCTCTTTTGTGTGTATTATGCTAGTGAGTATTTGGTGTAGCGTTGACCAAGCAGGTCAGTGCGCCACTCACTCACAATTTCGTGACCAGCCTGTCGGAGGTCGGCAATACGCCTCGGTAGCGACCTGACCCTGTAAAGGTCACTGGCCTCAACCCACGTGATTGAGCCTCTATCCTTGAGGTGTTGTAGAATTTTGCTGTTCTGTGACACTTGCGTCTCCTTCTGATAGCCATTCATCAGGAATTGCTTTGTGCGCATATTGAAACCCATGCTCATCGCACCATTGTGCATAGCTCGTGGGCGAGCCTTTATAGAGCTTGGCGTTTGCGTTACTGAACACAAAGCGTATCTCGATGTCTGGTAGTTGTGATTTAAGAAGAAGGTGCTTCTGGCGGTCAGAAACCGTAAAGCGACCCTTCGTCTCGACATAAAAAAAGCCGCCAATCTTGGGCAGCTTGAAATCAGGTGTGTATTTGGATTTTCGTTTCGGCCATTCGTATTCTAGCTTATCTGTTTCATATTCGACTGCTAGACCAGCATTTTCAATTTGCCGTGATACTTTATCCTCTAAGCCACTCCTGTAACCATGCACGATACCGTGCTTTTTGCGTTTAGAAATTGTAGTCTTCACCTTCATCATCGTTGGCTGCGACAAAACCATCTTCAACTGCATCAAAGCCCATGCTGGATTTTTGCTCTGTCAGTTTGATGATTTGTACTGCCCCTAGCTGCAGTGACACACCAATGTTGCCGCCTGTGTTATAGGGGTAGAAATTGCCAGCGACTTTCAGCTCTGTGCCAGCGTAGATAGTAGGCACTTTACCTTCAGCGATGACCTGACCTGAGCTGTCTACAAACTTTGGCTTGTATTTTGATTTGGTCACAAAACTGACCTCACCAGTTTCATCATCAATTTTCCACGGCATCTTAGCTTTCTCGCCTTTGTTGCCGAAATTGTCATTCGCAAATGACTGTGCTTGCTTCATCAGGTCAGCAGCGTCTGCTTGTGTCATCTTGATGTTCACTTTGTACTGACCCTCAGAATTGAATTGAGTGTCTGGATTATTAAGCCACGGATATTGGGCAGTGCCTTTCTGTGACATGAATTTTACCTTATTAGCCATGTTAATTGTCTCCTTCTATAGCTAAGTCTTCAGGGGGGTATGTAGGCTCACCAAAGTCTTCAACTGATAAGCCCAGCTCGTCTGCTTGGACGAGAATATCGATTGGTATTGGTTCGCCACGCATCAGATACAGCTTCCCAATGCCGAGAAGCTTTTCTCGTGGGTTCATTCATTCTCCTTTTGTTGGGGGTAGATTTTAGGCACAAAAAAAGCGGCCTGAGCCGCATCTTGTACATAGGTGGAACACAACTTTAGCTGCTATGAGAAACAGTACTGACTGTCGATTATCCCATGCAGATTAAGCTGACGTTTCTTGGGTGGTTGTGGCAGGTCAGCAATGTTATCTGGGTTATCCAGTAAATCTGCTGCCTGATTTCTGATTTCAGTGTACAGGTCGTAATCCTCGTACAAAGCAATCAGCTGCTCACGTACTGTACCAGACATGATTTTGGCGTTGCCGATGGTGGTGGCAAAACTATCATGCACGACCATCATATCTTCAACACCTCTATCAGCACACTTCAGCACAGTCATCATGAGATGTGTGGCATCCATAGCGTGAATGACATTAGGGGCAACCGCCCTTTCACTGCGCTTTGCAACCTTATCATCAAACTGAACCATACAACTCTTTGCATTGCTCTTACGCTTTTTGGTGACCTTGTCGCTGAGGTAGACACGCTGTCTGATGTTGTCTTTTTCAAAGACCAACTTTCCTTCAGCATCCCTTACCTCATTGCCATCCTTATCCTTCTTTACCTTCATCAAATCTTCACGGTAAAACTGATGCATCAGAAAGCCTAAGGGCGTAGTGAACTCAAAGTGTTTGTTCTCTCGCATTAATACTCTGACGACATCTTGGAAAAATCTCATGCCTGTATCAGCTGAGTTAACCACCTGACGGATAGCATCTTCATTTCTTCCAGCGATGTAGAATGAAGCAAGAAAGCCCTCATCTTCACCGAATGGATGAACTGTCCGTGGGTGAGCTGGGTCATCCACCTCATCCGTATAGTCACTAAGCCAGTCATTTCTTAATTGCTTAGCCATGCCATACTGACGTGATGAGTAAGCCCACGTCATAACATTTCGCTTCACAATCTTGCGTGTCAGACCGCCCAAAGCTTTAAGTGCCAGCGCAGAGGGTAAGTATTTTTCACCCCTTTCCTTATCAGCTTTGATTTTGTCGGTATCACCGCTTTCTGGGTTAAAGGTCTTGTATGACTGCCATCTTGCGATATCACCATCAATCAACTGCTGAGCCACAACACGACAAGCCTCATACACATCATCTGGTGCATCGGACGATTTTGATGGCAACAAATTAACTAACTTACCATCACGCTCATCCAACATCGAACAGGCATAGTGTTGAATACCTGACTGTGTTGCATCTAAAGCGATAGGCAACCCAGAGTAATAAGGCTCACCCCTTTCTGCCGCCTCCGCTGCGTTTGCATATTCGTGGCAAGCTGCCAGAAACTGGAATGGCTCATCTGCACTGCTCCAGAAAGCAAAAGCTTCTGTAGTGGTGAAATCTTTGCCAGCCTTATAAATCAGTTCAGATTGAGTGTTTACCCACTCTAAACGACCATCAAGACTGCGCTTATCAACACCGTTTCCATATGAGTTTGCTAGCTGAAGGAACAGGAAGTTTTCATTCCCTGCAACCTCAGACTTTCTGGCGAACAGAAAACACGCTCTTATATAGTCAGCATTGTGGTGTCCAAAATAGCTGGTGTGGTAGATACGACCACGCTTATCAAACTGGTGAGGCAGGTAGAACTCGTATCCAGCTAAGCTGGCACACTCGTCCAGCGTCTGTGATAATAGGCGCAGACCAGCTGACCGCAAGCTCTTACGCTTCTTCTGCTTGTTATAGTCTTTCCATCTAGCTCTGCGCTGCTCTCTACTTAAACCCTCAGCTTCCATGTCTTTTACGACTGGTTTTGGAGGCACAGTGACCTTGCTCAGATTTGGGTATTTCTTTAGCTTGCGCCATCTTGCGCCAGCAGCTGGGTTCATATCTCCAGCCCAACGGATGGCAGATACGATGTAGTCATTGATTTCTAGAGGTACGGACTGGATAAGGTTTAAAGCGTCCACACAGGGCTGCATCGAACCGTCATTCAGTTTCGTATCAATCTTCCGCTGCGCATCATGCGACCAGACTTTCTTCACCATAGGCACTCTGAACGATTGCCGTGGGTCAAGATAGGGCGACAACACACTAGGCCAGTCGGTAGGTGGAAATGTCATTGGTGAGAATTTTGTGCTCAGTCCGTCAAGCAGAGTATTATGCTCATCCATAATGTCTTGTGCTTTATCAGTCAGAACAATTCTATTTTCTGGCCATTTCTTCTCACCAACCGTTTTCTGGTCGTCTGGAACATCTGTTACTTCAACAAGGTCAGAACCAACATGGGCAACATCGATAAGCCAACTGCCCAGAGTTTCCAGCTCTTCTTTCGACCATCTATCTTGTTGCCAGCCACGCCTGTTTGCTTCACGCAGTACATATTCGACCCTGTCGGTGTAGCGTGTGCAGCGTTGCTTAGCTTTGTTTTCCAGCTGAGCTAATGCTCTTTTTCCAGCTCTGTCTCTGCGCATTGCGGCAGTAAAACCTGCTACGTGCAATGCATGACCAGCGTAGCCGAGGGCGTGATTCCAAGTCCAATCACTACCGACAGCATCCAGACAGACAATCAAAGAGATTTCCGCAAGCTCTTCAACTGGGATGTCCCGAATAGCCTTGCGCCAGTCTTTAACTGCGCCACCTGCACGGTTGTCATGGACGTGGATGCGGTTGTTGATTTCCGCAATCACACCTTCCATCGCTTCTTCTTTAAGCTTCTGGCCAGCGTTAGTGGACGACAAACCACCAAACTTCATCTGCTGCTTGCGTCTTTCTTGGTTTGCCAGAACAGCGTCAGCTCTGTCACGAGCCTCACGTGCTTGCTGTTCTTCGTAACTGATTTTGTTATTGTCTTGTGTCACGTGGCAATCTCCTTTCCTTACGCTAGATGATACGGTTTTTTGTCGCAACCCTTTGTTTGAGTTGAAAAATGGGGATAATGGGGAAAGCGACAATTAATCACTTCCCCTCCCTTCTATTGTCGTTCTGAGGTGACGATAGAAAGTCACTTAGGTTCTTAGTTGGGCGATGCTTTGCCCATACCTCCTCTCCCATCAAAGCTGACATTTGGGTGTCGTAAGCTTGTTCGTTGTAGTGGTTAATCAGGGTTGTTTGGTCATTGAATGTAGTCTTCATATCTTGCTCCTATGGCTAAAGTTTGACCTTCGTACATAGGTGGAACACAACTTCTGCAGCCGATGCTCAAACCATCTGTACATAGGTGGAACACAACTTTCTGGGGTCAGAAAATCGATTTCCGTACATAGGTGGAACAGTACTTTTGCAGCTGCTGACAGCTGAGGGTGCATGGTTATGCACAGAGATATGAAGCGACCTTATTGTCGCTGGCGTTGGATGTACCTGACCCATTGCAGGTGCATGAAATCATGATAGAACAAAACCAGAACATGGTAAAGAAAAAAAAGGGCGACCCGAAGGTCACCCATAGAGAAGTGATAGATTGTCACGTCACATCCGTGCGCTGATATCAGCCAGCGTATCATCTTTGGCGTGTACATATTTTGCAGTAGTGGAAAGGCTACTATGGCCTAGAGCTTTAGCAACAATAACTGTCGGCACTTGAAGGTCGTTAGCCATCTTTGACGCAGCTGTGTGGCGTGTCACGTGGAATACATAGGTATCATCATTACGTGCGTATTCACGCTTCAGCAGCTCCCAGCGGTAATCAAACCGCTTCTTTGTATATGCCCCTGCAAGCCCCTTAGCGAGCCGCTGAGCGGCCTTCTTAGCGTCAGGGTTAGCAATGGCCACCATGCGAGCTTTGGCTGTCTTTGTGACTGCAGCTGGCAGGTCAATCCACTTACCACAGTCAGTGATTGTCGCAGTCCCCTCACCCACTGCTAATATCTCAGACTTGCGCATACCAGTCTTAAGAGCCAGCAGCACCATATCGTGCATCCACCAATCACCACGCTCATCAAAGAAGGTCAGCATCTGGTCAATCTCAGTGTCTGAGAAATAGCGAACACGCTCTGACTTGGCTTTGAAGAACTTAAACTTGGGCGACAGTGTGATGACTTGCTCATCTACAGCATGGGTAAACACCTTGCTGACGGTGGACAGATAGCGATTAACTGTAGCCTCAGATGAACCAGTCTTGACCATGTGGTCTGCAAAGGCGTGTACATCACGTGGCAAAAACTGCTTGAGTGGACGCTTATGGTAATCCTTGAAGCGCAGAAACTTGTCCAGCTGGGACAGGCTACGCTTGCGGTGTTGCTCATTAGGCCACATACGCTTTGCTTCACGTGCTACAAATCCAGCGATGCCATTATCGGCTGTAGCTGCATCAAATAAGTCTGCTTGCATAGTCATGGCCTTACCCTCTCATCTTCTGCTGCAGCGATGACGCAGAGTGGTGGGAGTAGCGTGACAGCTCCTCTGGTGTACGGTGACCACTGATAGCTTGCACCTCAGGTACTGTCAGCCCCTTCTCAAACAGCCTAGAGCAACCCTCGTGGCGCAGATCATGCCAATGCAGGTAATCCAGACCAGCAGCAGCTCTGGCTGTGCCGAAGGTTTTTCTCAGGCCATCAATGGTAATAGGGAAGCAATACATTGCGCCACGGTTAGTCTTGAACAGTGGATTTTTACGATACACAAGCTTGTCGTTATCATTCAGCTCACGCATGGCCAGCAACGCTTGCTCACAACGCTCAGTCATCACGATAGTGCGAGGCAGACCAGTCTTAGTAATCTCAGCTGGCAAATGAATAAGGTGGCGTTCTAAATCGACCATCATCCATTCAAGCTTCAGCATCTCACCCCTGCGCATTGCAGTCTCAATAGCAAAGATAATCAGATGTGGAAGATACCTAGACTTTGATGTGTCGGCAGCTGATAGCAGTCTCTGCTCAGCATCACGCTCTAGCCGAGGAACAAACCGCTGAGGCACATCTTTAAGACTGATGCTCCTAAACAGCTCCAGTGCTGCGTCCTCTTTCGCATAGCGCAGCGCAGTCTTGAACTGCACAAAGTTTGTGTGGACGGTCTTCTTACTGCAGCGCAGATAACGCTCATCACGCCACTCAGTCAGATGTGAGGACTTAAGCCTATTGAAGGGGATGTCTGCCCAAGATACACGCTTGAGAGCTTCAATCTCCCATTTGTATTTCAGAGGGTTTGCTGTTGTAGGTACAACCTCATCAAGATACTTTTGCAGAACAGATTTCATTGTCGAAGCTGACAGCTGATTGTCTTGCTCCTGATTTTGCTCCTGCTTCAAGCCCCAAATCTGAGCTTCTTTTTTTGTCTTGAATGACTTGGTGATTCGAAAATCACCCTGTCCTACTTGTGCTTGGTATGAGTTACCACGTTTACGAACATAGGGCATATTTACGCTCCTTGACGCTGGAAAAAAGCGTCATTTGCGAAATCAAGCCCCTGACAGACAACAGCTAGCCAGTGTTAAACTATTGAAAACGGTGGATAAAATGGTCGGAGTGGAGAGATTCGAACTCCCGGCCCTCTGGTCCCAAACCAGATGCGCTACCAGCCAACCACCGTTAAAAAACCTGCTAAAGTCTTGATTTCTTTAACTGACTACCCCTGTTATACACCAAGTCGAATCAGCGTGTAAACCCCTAAATACCCCTGTTTTAACCCCAAAAAGCGTCAAGAAAAGCGACAGAAAAGCGACAGTATATCTGAGCTTTCAGCACCCCTGCCCGACAGAAAAGCGACAATCCTCCCTCTCCGACAATCCATTTGAAATCTGTGCTCAATTTGATAGTCTTTTCGAGGCGACAAAAGGATTGTAGATGTTTACGAGATTACCAGCTGACGAACAGCATGAAGTGATGAACCGCATAATGAAGCGCATCAAAGCCAGAAATGCCTCTGCGGATATGCTTGAGGCGTACAAAATGCTGCAAGTCGCTCAGCAAAGAGATAATCCAGACGCTGTAGAAAAGTTTCAAAATGAGCTTTATGTGGCTTGGCGTGAGGATATAGAAGACCACAGAAGAGGTGGTGTGTATGGAAATGCAGCTACAGGAAATCGTTTAGAGCCATCTAGACAGACTTTATACAATAGGAAAACTGGGAGAGCTGCTGGTGGTGAGAAGCTGACGGAGCTAGAGGAGTTTAAGCTCAGAGCTTGGCGGTACAGACGAAACCGCCTCGTTCATGGTAACCCAGATAACAATGCTGAAACTATGTATGTCCATTTTGGCATACTGGAAAGAGTGTCACCGTCCAAGAAAACTGTTCGCATCTATAATCACAATGGACATTATTTGTCGATGAGGAGAAGCACATTAGAGGGTGCTTCCGAAGAAACAGAGCTTGAGATAAATGAGAAAGTAGAGCTTCGGTGGCAGCAGATTATCTTCAAGTGCAAAGAAATGCTTGGTCAAAGAGTGGCAGTCAGCCTCGACATGACCACCTTAAAAAATCCAGCCTTCTTTACAGACATCACAAAAGCTGAAGGAATAGCCGCAGCTGTACCTCAGTTTGACCCCTTCTGTGGCGCAGACATCATCTATCAAGAATATGAAGAGAAAGTTGAACCTGAGAGGAAAACTCGCAGCTATGCAAAGCAGCTGGACGACAAACTTAAATCTGACACAGAAGCACGGAAGATATCACGTCCATCGTTAATGATGCGTGTACCGAAGCTGGACAACATTCCAAAAAGTCCACTGGATGGTCAAGCTATGTCGTTGGAGCAGATGGAAAAGCTCAAGGTAGATTTAAGCAAACAACGTCAAGCCTTAGAAAAAGAGATGAAAGGCATACAGGAAAAGCTTGGTATTGAGCTAGACAGGATTGACGAATCGAAAGTCAAAATTAGAGATGAATGGTTAGACGCTCAGAAAACCATGAACGACCTAAAGCATAAACTGGATGGCATCCAGAAGATTTCACACGACTTGATGAAAGAGAAAACTCAAGCCGAAGAAATGGTAAAGACCCAAACTATGCAGGTCGATAAGCGTCTTAGAGATTTAGATTTGGTGATAGAGCAGACAAAAAAGCTGCAGATAAGAAGAAAAAGGGAGGAAGCAAAAGGTGGGACTTTAGGCAACATAGTGCCTATGAGTGCGAAAGCTGAAATTCAAGTGCAAGCCAATTCAGCGGCTACTCTGCTTAATATGGTGGAGAAGGATAGTGAGAAGACCGACCTACTTGCAGGTCTTGATGAGAACACCTTGAGGGCATTGGCTGGAATGATTGCTCAACATATGCCTCAACAGCCAGAGCCAGAAAATAACAATGCTGAGACAGAAATGTGGAAGGCTAGAGCATTAGCTGCAGAACAGGCGCAAAGAAATGAAAGTATGGCTCGTGCTCAAGACAGGCGTTTGTATGAAACGCAACAAGAGAGTGACGAACGAGCCAAAGCTTACAACGACCTTCAAGCAGCGGTAAGTGACACTGAGAAAGAAAGCCGCAAAAGAGCTATCACCATTCTTAAAGCTAAAGGTGACAGTATTTATCAGGGTAGACACCGTATTCTGCTTAACTCAAAGAAAGTCATAAACTCGCTAGCCAGAAATGCTGGCTGCGTCCTGTCTGGCTCATTTGAGGTGGAAATTAAAGAACCATACTATTCATATGAAGGGCAGGAAGAAACAAACTCTTACATTTGTGACATCCCAGATTTTGGGAAGGAGTGTATTGTCGCCATTGTCTATAAGCAGGGCAACACCAACGATATGATTGCAGCAACCATTATGAACACTTCAGCTGGTTGGGAAAAAATGCTGGATGAAGTCTGCACCGATGAGTTTGGCGACCAGTGGAAATCAAGAATGGATATCAAGCCTGAGTTATGGGCAGATGCGCATTTCACAACAGTCACTCGATTACAGGAGCAAGAAATGGTGGGTGATAACTAATCACTTCTTCTTCTGCTGGATAGTCTCAGCTAATCCACCTCCGAAGTAAAAGCCTACGATAAGCAGCATAATCTCACCTATCCAAAAGTCGCCTAGAATAGCCTTAACGCCTTCGATATCCCCTCGCCCAGCTAGTGTCATGCCTAAAGTGATGGCGAAGCAGGACAGGAATGTGAAGGTGAACATCAGCGCAAGGTAACGCTGCGCCAGCTTGAAAGGCGCATAGGCGTTCATAAGGTCAATCTTAGCTTTGGACTTCGCAACTATCTCTTCTTCAGTTGAGGTATGCATACTGTCTATCAAGGCCATGCCTTTTTCGACTACATCACCTGAGCCTAAAATTTTACCTAGTATCGGGATAATCATTTTCTAAACCTGTGTTTGATAAATACGATGACATTAATGAAGGTGTTGAGGGTCACCATTATAACCAGCCAGTATTGTAACCAGTCAGGCATTGAAAATCCTGTCGTGGTTTCGCTTAGCTCTGGATGGCAGCTGCTTTGCGTAGTTTGAGTTCATGAGTTCAACTGCAGCTTTTGTGTAGTTGTCGGTTTCTAGCCCCTCTTCCAAATAAGCCAATGTTCGTGAAAACTTCAGCAGCCGACCGATACCCATATTGAAGCAGAGGTCTACAAGTGTTTCCTGTATTGCCTCTGGATAATCTTCAAAGCGTCTGATGCCTACCTTCAGCTCATCGATGCACAGATCAATATCCTCATCTAGCATCTGATATGCTGTTTCTTCAGATATCCCTCTGTCTTCAATATTGCGGCCTACGCCTATTGTGAGCTTTGGTGGGTTAGCGGTGCAGTAGTATGGCTTTAGCTCCAGCCCCTCTTCTCTTATGAGGTTCTGTCGCAGTCTGTTCTTGTTCATGGTGTCTCCTTACCAGTGTGTCATTTCATAAAGAAAAAGGCAGGTGAGAATGAACCCAACTGCCAAT